CCCACTAGTCTGTGCAAAAGCCAAGTTCATTTGTTCACCCATGGGTGTTCTCCTTTGTTTTCGATTTGTTGATGTTCTTAGAAGGGTGATACGTCGTCGGCATCGATGAGCCGACCTGTGTCCCTGTTGTACTGGAGTGACCCAGCAAACCCGACCTCGCCCGTGAACCTATTTTTTAACAAAACCAGTTCTCTACGACCCGACGTTGGCTCTTCAGCGTCCACCTGTAGGGCAATGCAGAAGTCACTCAGTTGTGCTATAGAGTGGGACGATCTCAACTGAGACAGCTGGACCTTGGCACCACCTTCGTGACCTGCGTCAGACTGTGGACGTTTGAGGTGGCTCACGATGAACAGGCTGATGCCCAACTCTTGGACAACACTGGTCCTGAGATGTGTGACGATGTCATCGACTAGGCGTCTCTCATCAGTCACTTTCCCCGTGAGGCCAGAGACTAGGATCGAGATGTGGTCTAGGAAGATGATGTCACAGCCCAGCGCCTTGTTCATGTATCTGATACGGTTGCTGATGATATCCATGGCTGTCGAACCAAAGTGGTCAAACAGGTAGAAGCGGCCATAGTCAGGCCCCATCAGATCGTCATATGCTGCCTCAACTTCTTCTTGAGTAGCTGCATCAGGATCGATGGTGATGTTCTTGGACATGTGGAGACCCACGATACCCTGAGCAGACCTCTTGGGTGTCTCCTCTAGCATCAACATGCCCACGTTCTGACCCTGCTTGAGAAAGCCATACGCCAACTCACGGACTAGAGTGGATTTGCCCACCCCAGATCCCGCAGCGATTGTCGTCAGTGTAGACTTCTGGACGCCCTTGGTGATCTCGTTCAGACGCTTGAACGGGTAGGTGATAGCCGACATGGCATCTACCTCAGAGATGACATCACGCATATCTACAGCACTGATGATCCCGTCAGGCCTATAGGGTGCAGCTTGGAAGATAGCAGTGATGATGTCCCCAGAGGCACCATTGAGTAGGCACTCGTTGGCATCCTTGTAGGGCAGACTGGCGATCTTCACCTTGCCAATAGGTAGAACCTCAGCAGCCGCTATGGCATTCTCACGGCCAGCGTCATCCATGTCGAACATTAGGATGATCTCTTCGAAGTTGCTCAGGTATTCCCAAGCATCAAGTAGAGCCTTGGTAGCACTCTGGGCACCATTCTGTAGGGATACTGTGGGCCACCTGTGCCCTTGGATCTGACTGACAGTCATACAGTCGATCTCACCCTCGGTGATCACGATCTTCTTACCGTTGGACCACAGGTGAGACCCAAACAGGGTGGCCTTCTTCGGCTCACCTGTCCAAGGGAACTTCTTGTCCTTGGTCCGTAGCTTCTGGGCTACAGCATTGCCCTTGGCATCCCTGTAGGAGGCGACATGGACGGGCTGACCATTACTTCTGGACAACATGTAGCCAAACTTCCTGCAGGTCTCCTCAGTCAACTTGCGGCTGGGGATGGCGTGGTATTCGCCTGTAAGTAGACCAGATGGGGCCTTGGTGACTTTGGTTGGTGGGCCAGAGGCCTCCTCGTCACCGTGTGTGTAGGCTTTACAGCCAAAGCAGTATGTGTGGCCGTCTGTGAATAGTGCAGCGTTGTCTTTCGATCCGCAGGCATCACAGGGCACATGTTCAACAAACTCACTGTCTGTTGTATCCCTCTGGACCGATAGTTGCATCATGCTCTCTCCTTCATGATTGAAAACGAAAAAGGGCCACCCCTAAGGATGACCCTGTGACCTACTTGAGTGACGCTAGGCTCTCCTCTAGCCACTCTGTAGGTATCCACTTGTTGGCGTATGTCAGACCGTGCTTGTCGCAATACTTGGCGTAGGTCGTGGGAGACCCTTTGTACAAGCGCTGGTTCTGGTTGCTGAACACGTAGCGGATATCGATGTCTGGGTGCTGGTGGTGCAAGAGCAAAGCCTTGGCACGATCAGAAACGACCCAGCGGCCCTTGGTCTCAACATAGTAAAACCCACCAGCCTTGGGCAGTCGGAAGTCAGGTGTGTACTTAGCCTTCCGCTCGGGTACTGTGTATTGGATACGATCAGTCTCATACATGAGGTCCAAGCCAGCATTGGTAATTTGCTGGGCGACTTTCTCTTCTAAGCCTGATCGATAGCCATACTTCAGTCCTCGATCAGAAGTCGAAGTCATCGTCGTCTGAACCGTCGTCGTCAGTTCCTACTTTTGGTAGATCCATTGACGCTGGAGCAACAAAGCCACCTTCCACAGCATCAAATGGGCTAGAACCACCAGAAGAGCCAACAGGTTCAATGATCTGGACGTAGCCAAGGCGCATGCTGACGCCCTTCTTACCCTGCACGGTGTAAGGCTTGATCACACCACCGACACGCAGGACAGACCCACTGTAGAGGGCTGGTAGGCTTGCTGGCGGGATAGGTTGACCAGAACTATCTACGAACTTCGGCTGGTAGTTGCTCTTGCACTTCAGTTCGAGTTCACCAGTCTCTTCGTTGATCTCGAGTGGGACTGAATACTTGGCTTTCTCACCAAACTCGGCCTCAGCTGTTTTCTTAATAAGCTGCTTGAGTTCTACAGCTTCTTTCGGGTCCATGATCAAGTAGGTGGAATAGACACCCTCAGCACTGAACTGTGTGTCAGCCTTGTTGAGCCATGGGTATTTGGCACGGCCTTTAGGTGTTACGAATTGTATGTTTGCCATCTGATGGCTCTCCTTTGTTTGTCGCGATGTCGTCGTTAGGAATCAAAACACCCCAGCGCTTCGCAGCGACTAGGGTGTCTGGTGGAATTGGTTCGTTTCGTAGTTGGTGGTACTTGATCTCTCCCAAGATCCTTTCTCTTGGGTGCATACGTGCTCCTATGAAATTTTAGTTGTCCATAGGGTGTATAAAAGGTCTAGCTGAAGCAGTACTCACTCTCGAGAACACCTCTGATGTCCAAGACACCCTTTGATGGCACAGGTGGTAGATCCATCATTGGGTCAGAAACCCGCTGCTGAACCTGCTCACGGATCTCCTCAAAGAAGCACCCACTCTCATACTGATCGACAAACGCATGACGGATGCAGTGGTACATGGTCCAAGTGTCAGCACAGGTAGTCGCAAAGCTGTCGTGGATCATGAAGAAGTCTTCCACACCATTATCCAAGGCCATCAGGATCGTGTTGATCATGTGGGCACTGTCTAAGGAGTGCACAGCATTAGCAGCCACTGCAGACCTCATCTTCTTTGTGTCGATCTTAGCAGGATTTGGATCTCTCAGAGTAATCTGCTGCCACCGCTCACATTGAGCCTCACGGTCCCACAGGTAGATCCGTGCCTTCTTGATCATCAGCTTGGTGTAGCTTTGGACTACTGGGAAGCCACAGGGGGTCTGCCAGCGCAGCGTCTTGCCTTCCTTAGACACAGCATCTGTCAACTGCTGTAGGAACTGCATGCCCTCAGCCACTGATTTCACTACCTCCTGCACTGCCTGATAGTTGACCTTTGCCAACAGGGCAGCATGCTTGACCTGAGACCTACTGTCACCAAACGGGTGCGTCTTGATGCGACCATGGGCAACCTCACGACGTAGAGGGGCCATGAGGTCTTCTAGGATCTGATCACAGAAGCCACGCTCGACACTTGAGTAGCCGTAGGTCATCGTGTTGCGCTTGACCTCCTTACGGCCGACACCATGAGCCAACCAAGCGTCTGCAACAGGATCACCAGCCATCTCTTCAAGTAGACGAGTGGAGACCTTAGCCACGCTGGCATAGACATCCTGACAGCTGTCTGAGGGTACTAGGTTGACCAAGAAGCCATCCTCTTCATTCCTCAGGGCACCAGAGTAGTGCTGGACGCCACTGTTGGTCCCATCCATTGCTGGCGGGAGATAGCAGATGTAGCCCTCACCCTCAGTCTGCATCTTGGCGTACTCAAAGACAGCAGCCAAGAACTGGAAAGGCTTGTCAGCAGTAGACCACCAGTCAAAGGTAGACTTGAAGTCAGCTGCAGTAGCCATGATCTGGTCGTGATGATCAGAGACCCAGTCGATACGGGTTTCATAAGACTTCTTGGAGACCTTACCAAAGTCACCACAGTTGGCGAGATGTACCGACAACCAGCCCCGACTGTCGTCATCTACAGGCTTACCATTTGCCAGAGTGAAGAGGCTTTTGACGTGGTCATCACGGTGGTAGTTGAAGGTAGACACAGGATACATGCGACCACGGAAGTCGAAGTTCCAAGGCAGGTAGAACTTGTCAAACTCAGACATCTCATTAGCAGTCTTCAAGACAGTCGAGATGTTACCGAGGTTTGAGTCAGCTTCTCGAACCTTAGCATGCCATGCCTTCTGCTCACGCTTCAGTTCAGAACGAATGTCATCAGGTAGTTCCTCGAAGTTCTCTGGTGTCTTAGGAAACGCAGGTGCGATGACCTCTGGGAACTTACCAAAGACAATACGCTCCTCATGTACCCACTTGAGTGCCCCCAAGACATCCGTGTTGATCTTCAGAGGGGTCGCTTGAAGGGCATTGAGAGCCTTGACGTAGTCTGGTGTACCAAACTTCTCGAAGTGATGCTGGATGGCCTTACGTTGCTCTCTGTTGGCACCTCTGACCAGAGGGACTGAAGACGACAAAGCGAAGTCATAGTAGCAACCCGTGTGAAAAGATGTCCAAGGCTGCGGGGGTACAATCATTGGGCCATACATAGGTTCTGCCCAAGCAGCATCGCTCTGCATCTGGAAGAGGTTTGCTCTAGCTTCCTCTGTCAGACCAATGACCATCTTGGTGTTAGTAGTGCCATGGTTTACATCAAAAGTCGTGAAGAGGTCTGACACCTTCAGCACTGCACTCAGGATAGGACCACCAGCTGTGACACAATCTTTACTAGTCCACTTAGGTGGCTTGTAGCCTTCCTTAGCAGCAATGATCCGTGCTGCCTTTATCCTATAGACTTGGCTTGTGTGGTCTTTAGTAACTTGCTTCGTGATGCGATTGTGAAGCGTCTTGTCAAACTTAGACAGACCCAGTGCAAAGTTCTCAAGTTCAATCCTACGACCAATCTTACTGAGGGTGGATGTCTGAGAACCAAACTTCAGAACTGCGTCAAACGCTGTGTTGAGACCAATGTAAGCTAAAGTATCTGTGTCGACATCTTTAAGCAACTCGAGCCAAGCCCGTGGTCTACCTTTAGATCCACCAGAGTTGAACTTCTGAACCTCTGTCTGAACCAAAGTCTTAATCTCTGCACCTACATTAGATATGGCAGAAGAGATTAGCTTGTGTGGTTCGTTCATGGTGGATGCTGATGTCATCTTAGACTGACGTTTGATGTACCTTCGATGACCGTCTGTCTTCATCTTGTCTTCCAGAGATGCCTGTGTCTCTGCTGTAAATTCTTTAGTCAATTGAGTCTCCCAAGTCCCAAGGGTTAACATGAGTTGTCCGTAGGGTGTATAAAAGGTCAAGCCATTGTTTTTATTAGGTTTTACAATACTGCTCTGATCTTGACCTTTTAAGCCTTACAGACGTCTACTAAAAGTCATTTGCCCCCGAGTTTACGCATGATGTCCTGCAAAGCCTTAGGCTTCGCATGAACGTACTTTGCTGTGGTAGCGGTGTTCCTGTGCCCAAGAATCTGGGCAATGAGAATCGTGTTGACGCTAAGGTCGTTCGCCATCGTAGTCGCAGCGGTGTGCCTGAGTACATGAAAAACGAACGTCTCGTCGCCGCGTGCGATCTTATGTCTGGCCAAGTTCCACGCATTGTAGAAACGACGGTGTGTAAAGCCTATAGCTGGCTCGTCGTTCAATACATCGAGTGCAGTCCTAGCTTTCTCGTTCAGAGGCACCCAGCGGTCATCTCCGTTCTTAGTAGCACTTAGGTAGACCCAGTCGGCACCATCACGATTGACAACACAGTCTGGAGTGATCTTGAGGATCTCCCCAAGGCGCATCCCAGTGTTGACAGCAATCGTGCAGAGGTATGGCATCTTGTCCTTAGTCCAATCGTCGTCTGCAAACTTGAAATGGAAATCTAAGGCCTTCAGTTCATCTTCTGACATGTACCGAGGACGACCAGAGCGGACCTTGTTCCACTTGATCTTGGGTGCATGCGCAATGATCTCCATGTCCACGGCCATCTTGAACAGTGTCGAGATAGCAGCGAAGTAGTGGTTCACTGTGTTGGGGCTGCTGCCATTAGAAACCATGTAGTCGCCAAAGGCGTAGATGTCGGCTGGCTTGTACTGGTCAATCGGGCGGACAGGGTGGTCACCAAAGGCACAGAACTTCAGTACACGCGACTGGCTCTCCTTGAGGTGTCTGCCATGCCATAGACGGCTGGCGTTGCTATTGCAGAACTCTTGCAGGGTAATCATGCTGCCACCTCCATTTGTTGCTTAATTCTAGAGGTAAACAGGTTGAGTTCGGATAGTGATTTACCAAAAGAAAAGACATGCAAGTCAGTATTGGCTATCGAGGTACAGCTAAAGTTAAGACTTTCCCCCACACTTGTACCTTGGTCTTCGTACTCTAACAGTAGGCTAGCAAGACTACGACATGCGTCATGCTTTGTTAGCCCAAAGCCACTAAAGAAAGAGCCTTGAAGGGTATCGCTTTTACATTTGACACGCGGAGGTAGGTGGCCACGATCTTCTCTCTCTTCAGTCAACCCACTGGATAAAAGGGCCTCAAGTACACGAAGGCCACTCTGATTTAGCTGACGTGCCGCCTCACTCAGTGACTTCTTTACAGTAGCTACAGGCCCCCTACGTATTTGCGCTGGGCGGTTTCTGATGGCCTTCCTTATGCGTTCCGCTTTTCGCACAGCGATTGCAATGAGCAGACCCTCATACAGCTTAGGTAAGCGGGTGTCTGACTTAGCGCCATTGCATTTGACACATGCTAGGCAGAGGTTCTCAAGATCACACGTACCACCGTCTGCAAAGGGTACGATGTGATCCACTTCAAATGGCCCAGACGCCTCCTTGCAGTATGCACATTTGTGGCCCCATGCAGCCACTATAGCTGAACGCTGAGGCTGTGTGATGCCCCTACGATTACCAGTGTTGTGTGCGAGGGTAATCATGCCAATACACCATTGAGCGTATCAAGGGCATCCATCAGCCCCTCATAAGTTCCCTTGGTGTTGATGATCTTGGTGCGTGACCGTGGTGTACCTTCGAAGCCCCACTCGAT